GCCCCCCCCCGCGCGGGGGCTACCACTCTCACTTGAGAAAGTACAAAAGTCAAACTACCGAGGTAATTGCAATAGGTATTGTAACAGGTATTATAGTCGATTTAGCTAAAAAAGAGGATTAAATGGTCTAAATTATGTTATTTTACTCATAATGTAACATAAGTGCTTGACAAGACCCTAAATCCATGGTATAATATTACTATAGAGATGGATAAGGTAATCCAGATTGATTACGGTAGCAGGTTTCTTAAGGCAGCATGCCTTGAGTCCTCTGAAAGACCTGTAAAGAACAATAGTTTAGATCATGTTCTTATCAAGCCTTAGGTTATTATGTCTTTACTCTTTTGTTTTAGATCGTGCTATCATACCCTCTAATAGGATAATATGAACCTTGACTAAGAAGACAGGAAACCCTCTTGGGAGACCAAAGAAAGTAGCTAATGCAGTAGGTCGTCCTAAGGGCGAAGCTACAGTAATGAAGGAATACAGGGCTAGGATGCTTAATAGCCCTAAGTCCCCTAAGGTACTAGATTCTATCTTTAGCGCGGCTCTTGACGATGACCATAAGCATCAAGCCGCAGCATGGAAGCTCATAGTTGATCGTATTGTTCCTGTATCAGGCTTTGAGGCGGATACAAAGGCCAATAGAGGCGGTATAGAGATCAACATCACTGGCCTAGCTACTACGGTCACGGCTAAGATAGACCCTATAGAAGCGGAGTTCGTGGAAGTTAAAGATGAGTGAGCCTAAAGCTAAAAGAAAGCTAAACAAGGTAGAAAAGCATATCTTAAAAGGTATGGGACTTACACCTGCTGTAGTAATAGATAACGTAAAGGACTTTTATCACCGTATAGGCGATATGGAGTCAGACAATAACTCACAAGCCTCGGCTAAGAGTTCATCAGCTAAGGGCGTGTACCAGTACCTTAACGAGAACAAGACAGCACTGGATGAGAATGGAGTAAAACAGCCTGCTAACTCCAGTTTCCAGACAGGCCTTAACAGAGCTGCTAGAGCGTACAAACTAGCAGGTGAGCCTATCCCTAAGTGGATAGAAGATGCTAACAAGCATGAAGATCCTAGAAAACTAACTCAGGAGCAATCAGACACTCTGATGATATCTGACTTAGTATATGGAGCTAAAACCGTAAGTGCCAATATGCGTGAGTACTTCATATACGGTCAGAGTAATGCAAAAGCCTTGCATGATGTCTATAAGGAGCATCATACTGATGTTACAGACCCCGGACAGGGGGACGTACAGGGGCGTATGACTGAACGACTAGGTGCTATTAATTGAAGATAGACCTAAGTATGCTGCCTTGGCAGCTAGAGGTCATGAACAGCACCAAGCGGTTCAAGGTAGTAGCCGCAGGTAGACGAACAGGTAAGAGCCATCTAGCTGCTGTGTCATTAGTGCTAGCAGCCCTAGACGGTAAGCCCGGAAAGGTGTTCTACGTAGCACCCACCCAAGGCCAAGCAAAAGACATTATGTGGGACAAGCTATACGAAATAGCAGGTGACATAATATCGAATCATAATAAGAACGACCTTACACTGGAGCTTACTAACGGTGTAACTATCTACCTTAAGGGTGCAGATAGACCTGATACTTTGAGGGGAGTTTCCCTCAAACATTTAGTTTTGGACGAGTTTGCTTTTATGAAGTCAGACATCTTTGATGCTGTACTTCGACCTGCTCTCTCAGACAATTTAGGTACATGTATCTTCATTGGTACACCAGAGGGTCGTAATCACTTCTACGACAAGTACTTAGAAGCAGAACTAGGAGGTGATCCCCAGTGGGAAGCATGGCACTACACAAGCTATGACAACCCCTTGTTGGACAAGGCAGAAGTAGACCATGCAAGGAAGACGCTACCTAATTGGGCCTTTCAACAAGAATATATGGCATCTTTTGATGCAAATGGTAGCGAGCACTTTGATGTAGAAGCTTTCAAATACTACAAGGATCGTAAGACTAAAGTACCGGGAGACTACTATATAGCTATAGATTTAGCTGGTTTTGAAGAGAAACGGGGCAATAGGACAGCAAAGAGAGACAACTCAGCAATAGCCTGTGTATACGTAACAGATGATGGGCATTGGTGGGTAGAGAACATTAAGTTCGGTAGGTGGACACTAGCCGAGACAGCAGAGAACATCTTTGCTATGGTAGATAAGTACAAGCCTTTGTCCGTAGGCATAGAGAAGGGGATAGCACAACAAGCCGTTATGACCCCCTTGCAAGATTTGATGCGTATGACCTCTAGGGTCTTTCGTATACAACTACTGACTCACGGAAACCAAAAGAAGACTGACCGTATATTATGGTCACTAGCTGGAAGGTTTGAGAACGGATTTGTCCATCTTAAGAAGGCAGATTGGAATATTAACTTTGTGGATGAAGCGAGTAACTTCCCTTCTCCATTAGTACATGATGATTTACTTGATGCTCTATCGTACATAGATCAGATGGTTACAATACCGTACTATGATAACTTCAGCCAAGATGGTGATTTCGTCCCAATGGACTCAATTTCAGGATACTAAATGTCGATATTTGAAGAAAGCATAGAAGCACTATCTGACGATGTAGATATCGTAGAATGGGTAGTGGGGAAGGCAAACGATTGGAGAGACCACTATGACTCCAACTATGATGAGCTACACCAAGAATACTACCGTATATGGCGTTGCCGTTGGGCAGAAGAAGATAAGACAAGAGATTCAGAGAGAAGCAAGATAATTGCCCCTGCTACCCAACAAGCTGTAGAGTCTAACGTAGCAGAGATAGAAGAGGCTACCTTTAGCTCAGGTTTTCTATTCGATATCGAAGACGACATGGTAGACGAGAACCCTGAGGATATGCAGTTCCTCAGAGGAAAGCTAACAGAGGACTTCGACCAAGCAAGGATACGCTCTAGTATCGGAGAATGCCTTATCAATGCTGCCGTTTATGGCACAGGCATAGGGGAGATCCTTATTGAGGAAGTCAAGGAGTATCACCCTGCTACTCAAGATATCATGGACGGAGACCTAAAGGCTATTGGTGTAAACACTAAGTACAGGCCTCTCGTTAAGATAAACCCAATACAAGCTCAGAACTTCCTTATAGACCCATCAGCTACTAGTATAGATAACGCACAAGGTTGCGCTATTGACGAGTTCGTAGGTATGCATACCATTGAGATGCTACAAGACTCAGGGGTATACAACGATAACGTAGTAGTAGGCCTAGCATCAGCAGATGAAGAGATTGAATCTGATCGTGATCTTGCTACACTACAGGATGACAGAGTACGACTTCTTAAGTACTACGGTTTAGTACCACGAGAAGCACTAGAGAACGAAGGCATTGACGTACAGGCTGAAGGCATGTATGTCGAGGCTATTGTAGTGATCGCTAACGAAGGCACTCTCCTTAAGGTTATGGAGAATCCTTACATGTGTCAAGACCGACCAGTAGTAGCATTCCAGTGGGACGTAGTACCTTCTAGGTTCTGGGGCCGTGGTGTATGTGAGAAAGGCTACATGTCTCAGAAGGCTCTTGATGCCGAGATGAGAGCACGTATTGACGCACTAGGTCTTACTACTCATCCAATGATGGGCGTAGACAGTACACGTATACCTCGTGGAGCTAAGTTTGAGGTAAGACCCGGAGCTATGTTTATGACTGCTGGGCCTCCTAGTGAAGTCCTACAGCCCTTCCACTTCGGTCAAGTAGACCAGATCACATTTGCTCAGGCAGGTGCCTTGCAGCAGATGGTACAGAGCGCAACAGGCGCAGTAGACTCAGCAGGACTTGCAGGTAACATTAACGGTGAAGCTACAGCCGCTGGTATGTCAATGTCCTTAGGGGCTATTATCAAGCGACAGAAGCGTACACTGGTTAACTTCCAAGAGAACTTCCTGTTACCGTTCGTCCGTAAGGCCGCATGGCGTTACATGCAGTTCGATCCAGATAACTACCCCATAAAAGACTACAAGTTCAAGATCATCAGCTCTCTAGGGGTTGTTGCTCGTGAGTACGAGGTAGGACAGCTTACACAGCTAATACAGTCCTTACCCCCTGAGTCTCCTTCACACAAGGCTGTTATGACTAGCATCATAGAGCACCTTAATGTTACTAACCGTGAAGAGATCATTAGCATACTTAACACTCCACCCCCTGAACCTACTCCTGAAGAGCTGGCTAAGGCCGAGAAGCGTGAAGCTATGGAACTTGCTGTCCTAGAAGGCCAGATTGGGTTACTAGCTGCTCAGTCTGCTGAGAGTCAGTCAAGAGCTAATAAGTACAATATTGAGGCAGAGCTTGCTCCTAAAGAAGCTATAATGAAATACTCTGACATGAACAATGATGGAGAAATGGACAGGGACTTCGAGCGTAAGCTCAAGATGGCAGACCTCTCCCTTAGAGACCGCGATATGGTAGTTAAGGAAGGTCAGGCTCAGAACAACGCATCACGAGATGCAGAAGCAGAGCTTATACGTCAACTTTCAGAAAGTGGACAGGTAGATCCTAATCAAGCATTACCTATGTAAAGTAGTATTAACCCTTAAGGAGAACCAGAAATGGCCCTAGTAAGAGCAGAAGATGTAAAGAAAGAATTATACGAAACAGTAACTCAGATTAATGTTATACTTAAGACTGTTACTGATAGGCTAGATAAGCTAGAGGAGCCTAAGAAGAGGACTGTTAAATGACAGAACTCTCTGTAGAGAACAAAGCCTACTACGAAGACCTCCTAGATCTGTTTACAGACAGAGGGTGGTCTACCTTCATAGAAGATATGCAGGAAGGGGCAGACCAAGTAACACTGGACTCTTGTAGAACAACAGAGGAGTTCTTGATAGCCAAGGGTAAGAAAGCTGTATACGATAGACTCTTAGGCTATGAGATATTTATTAAGGATGGTTACGATGCTCAAACTGTATGATTACAGATGCAAAGAGACCAAAGAAGTATTTGAACGATTAGCATACAACGAAGAGAGGATACTTGAGTGCAAGTGTGGCTCAACCTCAGACAGAATGATATCTCCTATCAAGTGTCAGCTTGATCCCTTCTCGGGGCATTTCCCCGGAGCAACAATGAAGTGGGCCAAGCATCACGAGGCAGGAGGCAAGCGGAAAGGTAACGGGTAGCCACCCAGTCTTTCTTTAATCCATAATACCCAAAGGGTACGGAGTTTAAAATGGCAGGACAACTGATTGACCTTGAGATCGAAGAAGAGACCATCCCCGAGGAAATCTCTAAAGAGACTGACCCCTTCGCAACTGAAGAGGTAGTATCTGAAGAGCAACAAGAGCCGGAGGAAGATCTTCCTGAGAAGTATCAAGGGAAGACTATAGCAGAAGTTGCTAGAATGCATGGAGAAGCCGAGAAAGCGTTAGGCAGACAGTCTAACGAAGTCGGAGAACTTAGACACGCATTCGATGAGTTCGTCACCTCATCTGTCGCAAGTAAAGACGAGCCGCCAGCCGAGGAGATTGATTTCTTCTTAGACCCAGACGGTGCAGTAGAACGAGCAATCAGTAACCACCCTAAGCTTAAAGAGGCTGAAGCGGTTACTGCTGAAATGAAGAAGCGGTCTAGTTTGGCTTCTTTACAGGCTAACTTTCCTAAGATGAACGAGACACTAGCTAATCCAGCTTTCAATGAGTGGGTAAATAGCTCTCCGATTCGTAAACGTCTTTACAGGGATGCAGACAAGTCTTTTGATTACGATAGTGCAGCAGAGCTTTTTAGCAACTGGAATGAACGCGCTAACGTAGTAGAACAGACGAAGGTTGTAGAGAAGGAAGCCCGTAAACAAGACCTAAAGAACGCTTCTACTGGAAGCACTCGTGCTAATCCTGATGGTAGGCGGCAAAAGAAAGTCTTTCGTCGTACTGACATTATTAGACTAATGAAAACCGACCCTGACCGCTATGAAGCTATGTCCGATGAGATAATGGCAGCATATAAAGAGGGCAGGGTAAAGTAGCTACTTAGTAGCAGGCAATTAAGCCGACCCTTTAAGGATTAAATAACATGGCAGCATTTAACAACGTCCCTAGTGTAACTAACACTACGGCGGCAGTATTCATCCCCGAACTCTGGAGTGATGAAGTAATCGCGGCATACGAGAAGTCTCTCGTTATGGCACCGCTTGCACGTAACTTGTCTATGGAAGGAAAGAAGGGTGATACGATTCATATCCCTAAGCCTACCCGTGGAGCAGCTTCTGCTAAAGCTTCTGAAGCTCAAGTAACATTGCAGGCTAACACGCACACAGAGTTGACTGTCGCTATCGACAAGCACTTTGAGTACTCTAACCTTATTGAAGACATTACTGCTTGTCAGGCATTGTCTTCTCTGCGTCAGTTCTATACATCTGATGCTGGTTATGCTTTGGCACTTCAGAAGGATTCTGATATGTTTGAGCTTACCAAGTGGATTGGTAATGGTACTGGTGCAAACAACCAAACCTCCAACAGCTTCACTGACACAGCAGGCGTACTGTCTGCTTATGTTACTGGCGTTGGTTCCACCTTTACTGATGCAGGTTTCCGTAACCTTATTCAGAAGATGGATGATGCTGATACCCCTATGGATGGTCGCAAGTTTGTGATTGCTCCTCAGGTGCGTAACCTCATCATGGGTATTGATCGTTACGTGTCTAGCGACTTCGTAAACGGCAAAGGTGTTGTTAACGGTAAGATTGGTGAGCTTTACGGTATTGACATTTATGTCTCTACTAACGTGCCTACCGAGACTGGCGCTCGTGGTAACACTCTGTTTCACTCAGATACGTTCTTGTGTGTAAACCAGAAGGGTGTTCGTAGTCAGACTCAGTATCAACAGGAGTACTTGGCAACATTGTACACTGCTGACACTTTGTACGGCACTAGCATCTACCGTCCTGAAAGCGGGTTCACACTCTGGACTGAGTAAACCTTAACGCCTGCCCCTGAAGAGGGGTGGGCTTTTTCACTATCAGGAATCGCTATGTCAATTACATACAATATTACTACAAACTTTGGAGCTAAGGATACCCTTCCTTCAAACGACCCTGATAAAGTTATACAGGGAGCAGAGTTCACTGTAGAGTACGAAGCAATTAAGACTGCCTTTGTCTCGGCTATAACAGCCTCAGGAACTTCTACATTTACCAATAAGTCCGGCAACATAAGCCAATGGACTAATGATTCAGGGTACTCAACCTCTGATACTACTTATACCGCAGGTGTAGGTTTATTACTAACAGGTACTGAGTTCACTAATACGATAATTAACAACAACCAGCTTACTAACGGTTCATCTTACATTACTGCAATATCAGCCGATGCTTTAACAAATAAGACTGGGGCTATCAGCCAGTGGACTAACGATTCAGGTTATACCACTGCAACAGGTACAGTTACTCCTAGCTCAACAGATACCTTTACTAATAAGTCTGGAGCTATTAGTCAATGGACGAATGACTCTTCATATGTAACTACTTCTACCCTAGCCTCTGAGACAGTGGTTGGTATTATAGAACTAGCGACACAAGCTGAAGTTGATGCTGGAACAGACACCAACCGAGCCATAACCGCCGCTACTCTTACTAACTTCTCAGGGCTGGGTGGTGGGGGACTCACCCTAACTGCGGTTAAAGTAGCCACTTACGCGGCAGCAGCAGGTGACTTAGTGCCTATGAGTACCACAGGCGCTACGAGAACACTGACTCTCCCAACATCCCCATCCAGCGGGGACTCAGTGGGCTGGATAGACTATGACAGCACCTTCAATACTAACAATCTAACTATTGGACGTGCAGCAGAAAACATAATGGGTCTTGCACAAGATATGGCAGTATCAACTAACAATGCAAATGCTAGCCTTGTCTACGTAGACGCAACTAAAGGATGGATATTAACATGAGTAATTTTACAGATTTTATAGGCGGCGGCGCAGGTACAATAAGCGATACTGACGTTCTGGTTGCCTCGAGCACTACATATACCGCTGCAGTTGCGGAGTACGTGTACGTTCATTGCTTCGGTGGTGGTGGTTCAGGAGGTCTAACTACAAACTCAAGCCATACAGTTAGTCAGATAGCCCGTGGTGGTGGATCAGGTGCTTACTCTAAGTCCATCTGGCTGCTGGCAGCAGGTGATGCACTAACACTAACTGTAGGAGCTGGGGGGGCGGGAATTTCTGTAGCAGGTAACTCGGCCACTAACACAACGGGCAATGCTGGCGGCACAACTACAGCCGCTCTGGCAGGAAAGACTACCATAACGGCCCCCGGTGGCCCCGGCGGTACGACTATAGCAATAGATACTACAGTAACTAATCAGGTAGTTAATGGTCCAGCAATGACGGCAGCCATAGCCTCAGGTGGGGACACTAATATTGACGGTGCTCTTCCCGGTAGCGCAACAATGGTCCAGACTTGGGCTTCAAGTCACGTCAATATTGCTACGGGCGGGGCCGGTGTAGACCTCTCCAATAAAGGCTCAGCCGCTGTACGCGGTGGGGATGTCGATAATAGAGGAACCTCAGATTTCATTGCTAGTGGTGGTGGTGGTTGTTATTACCACGGCGGCGACTGGGATAATGCTTCAGGTGCCGCTGCTGCGAGTGAAGCTACTGGTGGTGCCGGTACAGCCGCAGACGCCGCAGAACAGCTGGACAGTGTGGGCAGTAGGAGTGCAGGTGCGGGATTGCCATATGTATCAACTGCTATCTACCTTCCAGCCGGTGCGGGGTCTACAGGCCTAATTTCCGGTTCAGCAGACGCAGCTGGAGATGGCGCTGGAGGCGGGGGCGTAGTCGGCACTTCCGGAGGAGCCGGTGGGAACTTCGGCGGAGGCGGAGGGTGTGCATCTTCTGTCGCTGGAATATTCTCATTCGGTGGCGCTGGTGCCGGTGGCATTGGTGGTGGCGGTGGTGGGTGCGTCCCTGACTCCGTAACACACGCATCATCAACAAATTCTTCGGGATCTGGTGGTGATGGTTTTATCATACTACAGCGTGAGGTAGTCATATGAAATATGTATTGATAAGAAACGGCGTTGTCGCTGATACCATAGTGGCCAGTGCTAAGTTCATAGCTGACCTTGAAAATGCAGCCGACTGGACCGCTGTAGCTCCACAGGAAGTTGTTGCTTCAACTTACAACCGCTACACCTATGCTGACTTTGTTGAAGCTCTAACTGACAGCGGTGCAGCTCGTAAGATAATCATAGCTAAGAAGACTGATGCTGGTGCTGACTTAGAAGTGTTTATGGAGATTGCTCGATCAAGAGGCATAGTTGATTTTAATAACGCCACTACCCTAATGCGACTTAATGGGCTAGTACCGTCTATGCTTACACAAGCACAGGCAGATGAAATCACTGGAGAATAACGCTGGGCGTAAGCTCAGTATTAACTTAGAGGCTTAATATGAATATACTTACTATTAATACAGTACTATTTAGTTTTATCATGGCAACTTCAGCACTAGCTGACTACCTTACTAAGGATAGTGGGCAAGTTATTAATATACCTTCTGGGTATAATGCCTGTGCATTCGATGAAAGATGGAACCCCCGTGGTGTTGATGAGGCAGGTAACTTCCCTCTCAAGGCACTGGGTGATGCTATAGCAGAGAAGATGACTGCATGCGCTCTTACTGACGACTTCCCTACTGAGGCTGAATGCAACGGGTTGTCTCTAGGTGGAGAATCTGATCCTCGCTGTAACGTCTACGAGTAGGGTTTAGAGAATGGCCTTTAATTACGACAGTATGACAGATGAGCAGAAGGCTCAGTTCGGTGCAGCTTTAGGCTCTAATGAGGAGTTCGGAGCTGCTGTGTCTGAGCAAGGTATGCTGTCTAGTCAGGAGGTGGATCCTCTACAAGTAGGCATACAAGACATTAATGACAGGTACAACGCTTCTGTTGAACAGGCTTCGCAGTATGACCCTACAAGGTATACTTCTGAGGAGTTCTTGAACGCCCCTAGGCCGGGAGATGAAGGATATGACCCTAGCGTATGGGCTTGGGACAACGATACTCAATTTGCTCAACAGCAAAGGGTAATTGCAGAGTCAGAAACTATAGAGTTGCTGCATAGCTTGGGTATAAATAATGCAGAAGATCTTAAAACAAGTGTAAGTGGATCACACAATGATAGTTATGTTAACTTAGGTATTGCTAACCAGATCTATGATGACAAATCAAGAGGTTTTGAGCCTAGTGGTGGGTCTAGTAGAGATGTAAATATAAGAGATTGGGAAGATACCCCTCTTGGAGCTAGCAGCCTAGTTGAGCAAGGTGAGAAGCCTAGTATGTTTGCTAGCCCAGTGTTCTCTGTTCTAGCAGCACTAGCGGCTCCTGTTACAGGGGGCTGGTCAGTAGCTGCACAACAAGCTGCAAGAGCTGCTGACGGAGATACATTACACGGGGAGGATTATGCTAATGCTGTAGCTTCTTATGTAGGTAATAGCGGAATGTTAGACGGGGTAGTAAGTGCATTGCCTGAATCTGTAGGAAAGGTGTATAACGCCCCAAATGTAGGCGGTTCTTTATTACGAGGAGCTACCACCACTACACTAGACCAAGCGATACGGGACGACTTCGACCTAGGCGGTATAGCCAAGGGTGCTTTAGTCAATGTTGGTATGGATGTACTCAAGGATGGATTCCTAGACGCTGACCAGACTAACGATGCACATGAAATGCTTAATGACAATGAGCTAGTACATGGTAGCCAAATTAGCCCAGAAGATGCTCTACGACTAGAAGATACTACAGACCTATATGGGATGTTAGGTAAGAACGGTTTACTCTCTAAGATAGGCCTAGATGTGGGCTACATGCCTACTGATTGGGTTGGAGAAGGCATTGACTTCGTAGCAGGGTTTGGAGAGAGAGCCTTCATAACTGGCCCAGACGGTGAGCAGTACAGGGTTGTTGAAAACCTAGAGGATGTTCTAACACCACCTGTTATATACAACCCAGATGGGACAATTAATACAACAATTGATATACAAGATGCTTTTGACGGTAAGGGCGGATTTAGTATAGGAACTGTAGCAAGTGACGGTCAACTTGGCCCTATATCTGACTTAGCTAACGCTTTAATACCAGATACCACTAACCGCTACGATGAACGATTCTTTGATGTAACTTCACCAAGATCAGAAGACAGCATTTTAAATAATACAGGTATATGGGAAGGACATCCAAGGGGTAATAACGGTAGGGGATTTGACCTCTTCGGTTCTGCACTCCCTGCTGTAAACTCAACATTCAATACAGGATCTAACAGAGAGCGTGATGAAAGCCAGCCTGCACCTATAAGCACCCCAGAGGGTATAGCTGTAAATGAAACTGATACAGTAACCGATGAAGACATATTCGTAGATACTACAGCGGCTGATCCAGAGCTTTCTCCAGATCTTACTAGAGAGGAGATGATGCTAGCACGTTGGGAAGAAGACTCTGACTCTCTGGTTAGTGCAATAGAGAACGACCCTGAGCTGTGGGGTATATACCCAGAAGATGAGGAGACTGAGCTTCCATCAGATGAAGAAACTGATCTTCCAGCAACCGTACAAGACCCTGTAGAGACAGAAAGGAAGTTAACATTAGGGGAAGTCCCTAACGACTTTGAAGAGAACTTACCCCCAGTAGAGACAGAAAGGAAGTTAACATTAGGGGAAGCCCCTAACGACTTTGAAGAGAACTTACCCCCAGTAGAGGGAGAAGAGGAGTTACCTTCTGAGGGTAAAGCAGAGAAGGATAAAGAACAACTAGCTGATGTATCAGATGCAGAGTGGACTGCACTGTTCCCTTATACTAAGCTCACACCAGCACAGAAGAAAGACCTTCTACCGCATGTCGATTATATTAGATCACAGAGAGGAAAAGTATGACATTCTTAGAATTAGTTAATGAAGTATTAGCTCGTATGAGGCAAGACAGTGTACTCACAGTAATAGGTTCAGATGATGCTTCTGCTCAGATTGTTATAAAGATGGTCAATGACGCAAAGACTAAAGTAGAGAACGCCTTTAACTGGAACGCTCTACGTACTACTTGGGACTTCGATACTGTAATAGGTCAAGAGACCTATGCACTTACAGGGTCAGATACCTATGTAGTTATTGACTATGCTGCCATGTCTACGTATGGGTATTTCTTAGACACGACAGATAAGAAGACTCTTATGTTTAAGAACTTCGGATCTCAGGTTAACTCAAAACCTTCAATGTTTGCTGTTACAGGTTCTAATGCCTCAAGAGAAGTTACTATAGGACTGTACCCTAAGCCTGAGGCTGTAACTGCCGTTAAGGTAGAAGGATGGAAGAATCAGGTAGCATTAGCCCTAGACGCTGATGTACTCTTGATACCTAGTCTCCCAGTCATCTATGAGGCCCTTGCGTTGGCCGCTAGGGAACGTGGAGAGGTAGGGGGTCAGACCTCCCTAGAGATCTTTGGAGTTGCTAAGGGGCACTTACAGGACGCTATAGCCCTAGATGCTGCACTGTCACCACATGACACTATATGGGTGTCTATCTAGTGGCTCAACAGCAGATAAACGTAAACATACCCTCAGTAGGGTCTTCTGGTTTAAACACAGAGGATTCCCCTATAACACAGGACTACTCTTACGCTGCTGTAGCCGATAACGCTGTTATAGATAACTTTGGTCGTATTGGTGCAAGGGAGGCCTTTGCTACAGACACTCTTACATTCCCTGTACTTCCTGCTATAGCTACCGCAGTAACACACGAAGTAACGCTAGATGTCATAGAAGGGAGTCTGATTAATGAGTTACCTTCTATCCTTTGTACAGGTAGAAACATAGGATATGATGCAGACGGGAACGTTGTAGGCACTAATTACTACATCTTTGAGAGAGTAGGAAGTGCATTAGTTGAGATTACACTCCCTGCTGTAACAGACTTATCAAAGCTATCTCTTGCTCAGATAGTCCCTACAGATGATAGGTACTATATTTTCTCTCCAACCAATGAAGTTATGGTATGGAACGGAACAACAATAACTCTAATATCTGCTGCAATTGGTTACTACGGTATCCAATTAGTACCCTCAGGGGCACAGGTAGCACCCACCTTTGATAGAGGCATAGCTGCCTATGGTAGAGTATGGGCTACAGGTCATGGTGGGGACTCTAATACTATTTACTACTCAGATCTCCTTATAGGAGCTAGTGCATACACTGTTGATGGTTTAGATCCAGCAAGTACAGCAGGTAAGCTTAACGTACTAGAAAACTGGCCTAATGGCAAGGATACTATAGTAGGACTGTCTGCTCACAACAACAGACTTATAGTATTTGGTCGTGAGGCAATCCTAGTCTATAATGCTGGATATGGAGACCCTGCTGATGCAGCTAGCGGGTTCACGTTAGAGGATACTATAACTAACGTAGGCTGTGTATCTAAGTACTCGTTAGTTAATATAGGTACAGATGTACTGTTTGTAGACGAGACAGGTGTACGGTCGCTAGGCCGGACTATCCAAGAGCGTAGCTCTCCTATGGGTAATCTTACTAACAAGGTACGTAAGCAATTCAGTGACGTAGTTAGTGAAACTGAAGATAGCCAAACAATACGAATGGAGTACGATCCTTCTAATAACTTTGCTGTAGTACTATTCTCTGAGCAGGAGTTAGCTTACTGTCTAGACATGAAAGCCTACAGAGCTGAAGGTCTTGCTAAGATTACTCGGTGGACAGACTGCTTCTTTAATGACCTAACGTATGTAGACTCTTATCTAAACCCTGTCATGTTGCTTGCTGGAATGAAAGGTAAAGGCGTACTAGGCTATAGCGGATATCTTAGCTCTTCTGGTAATACTTATATACTTAAGTACTACTCTAATCAATTAACATTTGGTGAGCCTGCCCGTACTAAGTTCATAAAACAAATAGACTACACTATCATATCTTCTATTACACCCTCGTTTGCATATGCTAAGTGGGGGTATGATGGTCTTAATACTTACAAGAGTAAGTACTTGATTTTAGAATCTACAGTCCCTGCTTACTTTGGTATAGCTAAGTTCAATATCGGAATCTTTGGTACAACACCTACTACGATAAAGAGATACCGTGTTAACACTGGTGGGGCTGGTGAATCAGTTAAGATAGGGATAGAAGTAACTATTGATGGGAACGGGTGTTCTCTACAAGAGATTAATGTACAAACTTTAATAGGAAGGATTAACTAATGGCTTTAGATAACTTATTTCAAGGTCTAGTACCGGGGCTTGTCACAGGTGCTGCTGGTGTCGGTATGGCTAAGGATATTACCAAGCAAGGTAATGAGCTTAATGCAGAACTTAAAAAGATGGGACTACAGTCTCAGGCTGATATGGGCTTTAAGGGTTACGGTGTAACCACAGGGCTTGGTAACACTACTGTAGGGCAAGATGGCAGTACAACTATGTCTAACACAGGTGCTGGCGGTATGGGCTTACCTGACTACCAGCAGGGCATGGGTAACATACAAGACGCTATAGGGGTGTCTCAGCAGGTTAGTGTTAACCCCTATGCAGGGCAGTCCTATCAGAACATGCAAGCCGCTAATCAAGGAATGCTAGGTGCTCAGGGTACTTCCTTAGGGGCAGCTAATCAGCTCACTCAGCAATCCTTACAGGGGGTTCAAAGTAGAGAGCAAGATATCTATAACAGGATCATGGCCGCCCAGCAGCCCGGAATGGACAGAACTAGATCTGGTATGGAGGCTCGTGCTCACGCTCAAGGGCGTGGAGGTATAGCAGGTAGCCAGTACGGAGGCTCAGGTGAGCAGTTCGCTCTATCAAGAGGTGAGGCAGAGGCTCGTAACTCCGCAATGCTAGGGGCTATGGCTCAGGCAGGGAGTGAACAGATGAACCAAGCTCAGATGGCTCAAGGTTATGGTCAGATGGGTAATGCTTTCTCTAACACTCAGGGTAGTCAAGCGGGTATGATGAGTCAGATGGGGCTAGGTAACGCAGAGCTAGGCCAAGCGGGTGCGGGTCTGATGGGCCAACTAGGTGCTCAACAAGGTCAACTTGGTCTTGAAGGCTACAGTTCTTCCTTTACTCCTTTCCAGATGCAGTTACAAGCTCAACAGCAAGCTGCACAGAATGCTAACATGGCTCAGACAGGTCAGATATCTGGTGCTAACATGAATGCACAGTTAGGATTAGGTGGATCTCAGGTTAATGTTAATGCAACCAAGGCAGCTTCTGAGTTATACGGTAATATGTTTGGAGCCTTGGCTCAACCATTATCGGATGTAGGTTCATGGATAGATAGCTTATTTTAAAGGTATAGGGGAATATTATGGCAGGATCAGCAATAAATTTAACAGGTATGCTTTCTGATATGGCTAACACCGTAGGGTCACAAGGTGGCTCTATAGGTAAGGCTATGTTTAACCCTATGTTAAGGATGCAAGCAGATGAACGAGAGAAGGAGGCTATGCTGGAGGCAGAAGCTAGACAGCAGGCGCGTACTATAGCCGCAGAAGCTCGTAGGAAGAAAGCTAATGATACTCTCCGTATAGAGCAGGATGCACGTAATAGAGATAAGATGGCTGCTGTAAATCCTAATGTAAAAGCATGGAGGGATGCTGAGATTCAGGGTAACCCTACAGCCGCTAAACACTTTGCAGATAAGGTAGGAGAGCAGTCTGTAAAGTTCGCAGATAAAGACTTATGGAAACAGTCTCAGGAGATGGGATCTAAGACAGAGGCTATTGGAATCAAGGGTGCTGTAAGAGGTATTGAGACTATTAATAAAGCTCTTTCAGAGGTAGATGATAAGGGCAATCCTAAGTTAGATAAGAGGCAGATTGATGCCCTTACTGCCCGTAGGGATACTCTAATGGGAAATCCTAAGGTTCGTGAGACACTACAGGCAAAGCAGCAGGCTACTAATGCTATTAAAATGCAACAGGCTTCCCTAGCTGCTAGTTCTAGAACGGCTAAGAATACTAGTGAATCAGAGATTAGAGCTACAGAGGGGAGGAAAGGGGAAGTTGAGGGCAATGCTATGGCAGGTCTCTCTACTAAAGAGATTGACTCTCATCTCCTAGGAAAGTCAGCTCCTTACATAAAGAGTTTTAGAGCACAGCGTAAGTTAACGGCTGAAAGACTAACAACAGAGCGTAAGTTAACGGCACAAGGTTTTATACCAAAGGATAAATACGATAAAGCCTACAAAGGAGTACCTTTAACCCACGAGCAGTACAAAGCTCAATGGGATCTAACACCCGAGACTGCTAACTCTAACTTAAGAGCACTTTCTAAGACTTACCAAGACTCGAAGATAGACAAAGGTAAGGTTGTTCAGGAGGCCTCTGGTGATGAGGTTGATAGAGCTAAAGAGTGGCTTAATGACTCTTTTGAAAATATTGGTAGTTGGACTGATAGCCCTTCAATACAGGATATTAATACACTAGCTCTTGGGATTGCTAACACTATAAACCACGGTCAGTTCGATCAGGTCATAAAGGATGGTAAGCTAACCGAGGAAGGTAAGGCTATGATAACCAAAGGCTTACAAGGTAGGGGTGTTAAGATAGACAACCCTAGGCCTACTCCTAAGTACGGAGTAGGTAACGCTTTTAAGGGTAAAGAAATAGTAGCTAGGGGCTATGACGATACTACAGGATCTTGGAGTTATAAGCTTTCAGACGGCACTGTGGTAGGTGAAGAGTAATGGCAATAGTCTGGGAGGACATGAAGAGTACAGAGGCTAAAGCTCCTGAGCCTTCACTCGCTCCTATTAACCCTAACATAGTCTGGGAGGACATGCCTGAGAAGAAGCCAGCTAAGAATACAACACTAGACAATGTAGCAGCCTATGGACAGATAGCCGCTGAGTCTGTTAGTGCAGGTTTTCTAGGGGATGAGGTAGTTGCAGGTGTTCATACAGGTATGGACTACTTATCTACCTTGTTTGCTGATGAAGGTTTTAATAAGAAGCAAGGCATATCCGATATGTACGATATGTACTATAAAGAAGCTACAGAGAGGGAATCCCAGTTCAGGGAAGAAAACCCAGCACTCTCTATTGGAACTGATATAGCTGGTGGGTTAGGTACAGGTTTCGCTGTAGCAGGTAAGCTAGGTAATGCTGCTACTAGAGGTGCTAATGTGCTCCGTCAAGGGGGTGCAGCAGGAGCCGAGGCAGCTATACATGGTTTCATGGAAGGAGAGTCTTTAGAGGAGAGATTAGATAATTCTTTACTTTATGGAACCCTTGGTACTGCGATAGGCGGTGCAGGGGGCGGTCTTATGAGAGGCCAGAAGAGCATAGACGAGATAGCTAAGGCTAGAGAAGTATCTAGGCTTGAGACTGCCTCAGATGATGTTCGTAGCATAGCAGGCAAGGAGGGTTATGTAAGCAAGGAGGCTGTAAAGAAGAAGTCTGGGTTCATTGCTAGCCTTTTAGATCGCGGTACTAAGTCTATACAAGACCAAGGTGGTGAGCTTGTATCCCCTAGGTTTGGCCATCTTGTTAACAAAGCAGATGGCATTCATATGAGAGAGATAGCTGAAACTGTAGATCTAGTAGAGAATGCAGGATCTGGAATGAATAAGCTTGATAAGTTCTTTAAGACAGACATAGGCTCTAAGATAGCTACAGAGATAGCAAACGCTGGAGCTAAGGATAAGAAAGGAAGGTCGCTACCTCCTGCTATAAGAGCTAGGATACTAGACATGGCAGGTGAACAGATATCTAAGTATCACCCTGATCTAGGGAAGACTTGGAATGCTATGAGGACTAAGACAGACGAGCTAGCCAAGAGAGATATAGGCAATGAGGCTACTGGTGGTTTCTTCCCTAGAAGGGCTAACGCTAAGCTAAATGCAGAGGATAACGCTATAAGAGACCTTGGGGGTAAAGGGTTAACAACTAGCCGTACAAGTGCCTCTAACATAGACTCTTCTATGCCTGTACTCACAACAGGGTCGATGCTTAAAGGCTACCGAACTCCTGTAGGGGCATTCATGGACTACATGGAAGATGTAGTTTCCATTGACGCACTTGTTAAGTCTTTTGATTTATCCATAGACCCTAGCACTGTAGGGGATTCTAGTATTAAGGCTGTAGTTCGTGAAGTTAAAGACAAGATGGCTAAGGAAGGGGCTAAGGATACTCACTTAGACTCTGCTGGTAAGTTATTAGACTCCTTTGCTACGTCTTCTAAGATAGGCCCTAATGCTTTCATGCAAGTCATGCGTACTGCTACATCGGCTGCATTACTAGGGAAGCCTGAGAACGCAGTCTTGCAGATAGGAGATTTAGGTGGTGCTGCTTTCCAGTCAGGGTTCTATAACGCTGTTAAGTCCTTGCCTCGCGCTATAGGTGGGTTGTTTACTCATACTGATAAGATAGTAGACAATAAAGGAAAGATGTTCAAAGCTCCTGATCTAGGGATTAGCAGGCAGTTCTTAGGAGAGATTAAAAGAGAAGGGGAGGGTTCTTTTACTAAGATGCTTGACTTCGGGGCAGAGAAGATAATGTCAGGGTTTGGTATACGTAAGGTTAACAAGCTAGGGCAAGAGGTTTCAATCAATGCAGCTTATAAAAGAGCAGTTTCTATTGCAGAGCGTAGCCCTGAGAAGTTAGGTGAGCTTAAGTCTACCCGTGGCTATACTACGGATGAATTAACTCAACTATCTGATGACTTAATATCAGGAGAACAAACAGACTTAGTTAAATCTTATCTGTTTACTACACTTACAGACATGCAGCCTGTTTCAGCAAGTGCGTTACCTCAAGCATACGCAGACTACCCTAATGGAAGGATTATCTATTCAATGAAAACTTACATGCTTAAGCACATGAATATAATGAGAACAGATATAGCAGGTACTATGGTTGAAGCGGAGAAGTTAGGACTAGGTACTAAGGAAGGGCAGAAGCTATTCCGTCACTCTTTAAAACAATCCGCCCGTTATGTAGCTATGGTAGCAGGGCTTAACGGTTATGTTGACGATAAGCGTAAGATACCTAGGACAGGAGAGGACAATTACGAGCCTATTAAAAGTACAGCTTCTCAGTTAGTATCAAACGCTACCTCTGGCTTTGTAGATATAAGGGCTGACGAAAGAGGCGGCTCTATAGCGGGAGGCCTAGTACCACCTGCTTACAAGGCAATTGGTGCCTTTGGTGATGGTGCATTAGGACTTGCTATGGATCAAGACCCTAAGAAGATGCAAAAGTTCTTTACTACCTTTATGCCAGTAGCTAGCCAAGCTAATTGGTTTAAGCAGATGTCAGAATGAGAGACTACAAGAGAGAAGCTAAGTTAGCCAGTAAACCTAAGATAGTCAAGAAGAGGACTCAGGCTAATGCTGCTAGGTCTAAGCTAGGCTTGAAGGTGGGTGACCCAAGGGATGCAGGTCATATAAAGCGAGGAGGCGGTAACGGGAGTAAGAACCTTAAGGCTCAGTCTAAGGCTAGCAACAGGTCTCATGGAGGCAAGGTAGGAAACAAAGCAGGTAAAGCTGCTGGTGGCCGTAAGTCTAAGCCTTCTAAAAAATACTAATGGACAGGGATGTTAATGTGTCAATAGAAAATGATAGACTTAGCAAGGTCGAGAGAGACAGTCAGGAGACTCGACAAGAAGTAGCAGGTATGAAGGCAGAGCTGCATAGCGTAGGTGCTGGAATGCGTAGGATTGAGGAGATACTGTCTAACAAACAGCCTACATGGAACACTACTACTGTGTTAGCCCTTGTGCTATCCGTAGGGGGTGGCATGTATACGCTTAACAGTTACATAGGGCTAGAGCTATCTCCTGTAATGGGGCATATACAGGAGCTAAAGGCTAGGGAGGTTGCTGTATCTGAGTTTGAGAGGAAGACAGGGTATGCCTTTGGTGTATTAAGTACTGAACAGAAGCATACTAATGAACGATTAAACAGAATTGATCCATTAAAGGAGGGGTTATGAAGTTAGCTGCTATATTTTTATCATTGTCACTGGTAGGATGCGCCCAGTACAGGGCTGCTGTAGGGTCTTACGGGGAAGAGATGTCAGATGCTGCGTTGCATGACTCTATATGGGCTATGTGCAGTGCTATACCTGTAGGTGCCGTTAAGCGAAGGTTCAAGACTGAAGGGGAAAGGGACGCCTATAACAAGTTATGCGCCACTGAAGAGATAGCACCTTAATGCCGTTTCTCGATGACTTAGATGTTAGGGTTATACGTAAGGGAGAGGTTAAGCTACTTAGGTCTTTTAGGTATCAAGTACCTGATGGGCCTGTAATTACTGTTCCTGCTGGGTTTGAGTCAGACTTTGCAAGCATCCCTAGCGTTCTCCGTCCCTTCCTAACTGGGACAGATAAATCTAGGAAGCCTGCAATCATACATGACTGGCTATACTTAGTAGGTAAAGGTACTCGTAAACGTGCCGATCAAATCTTCAGACTAGCCTTGAAAGAGGAAGGTCTTGGATGGAAAAGGCACGTTGCTTACTGGTCAGTCAGGGTCTTCGGTCTCCTCTATTGGAATGGGTGATAGGCTGTCGTATTCCATAATTCGTATACCTCTTACTGTTTTTACATCATGTCCTACTTCCTCCTTTAATGCAAGGTATAACTCTGGGGTTATTTCTATACTGTAGCCCTTAGGGTTATCCTTGTAGTCGTCACAGTCCTTTATGAAGTCAGCCAAGGACTCTATAGCTTCTCTCACTGTTTCACTCACAGCATCCCTGCTCCTTGGTTCAGTACGTACGACCATAGCGGTGCCCCTATAATCAACGCAACTGCTACCCAGAACACTATATCAAAAAGGGATATCTTCATGCAACTTCTCCTTTGCTATTTCTCTGTTAATGTACCAGATGGCTTTCTCTAAGTCCTGTATCTTATCATCCTTTAGATCTGCCCTCCATATATACTTAATTGCATTACCTAGTGTGAACCCCATATGCTCTGTTATCTTAATGCACTCAATACCAGAGGCGTGTTCACAGTAATGACTAGGATGCCCTACTGGGTCATTATCCTCTTCAGTCTTAGGCTTAGGGAAGCATGCTAAACAGAGAGGGTGGTGGCACATCATGCCCCCGCAGTTAGTATCCCTTAGGTGAAGGTTATGAGGTTTATATTCCACAGACACCTCCACCGCAAGCTGCGTCACTGTTCTCTTCAAAGGTCATACCTTTCTTACTCTTAGCTTCCTTATAACTGCACTTAGTCAATGGTTGTCCTCCTCTAGCACCGTCAGGGTACACTGTAAAGCCTCTGAGTCTAGGTGCATACTTAGCAAGTGTTTCTGCAAAGCTCTGTACCTTACTCTCGTTGTTAAGTTCACTTCCCCATTCAGGTAGGTTAATGGTTGAACTGATAGCCATGTCTACGTAGTCCTGAATATCTGCTTGGAACTTAAGACGCTTCTCGTAGTCATCTACTAAGGATAATGATGTTTCAATATCAGCTTCCTTTAGCCTATAACGTGTTATAAGCTCTTCAGCAGTTGAGTCAATTACGTACTCATGTTTCCACTTATCACCCCCAACCAGATACCTGCGCTTATAAGCCACAGCATAGAGAGGCTCAATTCCAGTAGTAGTTCCCGCCAGTATGCCGATGGTTCCAGTCGGAGCAATCGCTCTGTAAGCCACAGGTCTACTGATCTCCAGCTTGTCACACAGGCTGTTAGCAGATCGTTCACTCTCTTCACGGTAAACCTCCATCCATTGACGTAATTCAGGGTTCATTGCATAGGAGTACCCACGCTTAAGAAGCCACTCGTGTATACCCATAAGGCCTAAGCCTAATCGTCTGTTTCTCTTGCGTACTGCATACACCTTCTCATAGGGTAAGTCAGCAGTAATAGTACCACAGACAAGGAAGCCAGATGCTAGTCGTACTATGTCTCTGAATTCCTCTAGGGTTTCAATAGCCCCCATGTTAACTGAGCCTAGGTTGCATACGTCACTGTCATCCTCAGAGGTAACCTCACAGCAAGCATTACGAAGTGTCTCATTCTCCTTGTCTCCAAAGTTAAAAGAGAACCCCGGCTCACCTGTGCTCATTGCTTGACGACAGTTCTCAATGAATGTCTCAGGCAAGTGACCTTGGGTAATATGATCTAAGAAAGCATTATCGTAGTTAAGGCTTATGTTAGTCATGTCTAAGGGTGCATGGTGGTTGTAGTTATTCTCCTTAGCAGAGGCGTGTGTTACCTTGCCTTCGATAGTCATGCCCTTCCAGTCCTTAACCTTAAGGAAGGCTTCAGCGTCCCCATGCCTCCAGTTAAGAGAGGCATAGATAGCTGATCTTCGACTACCACCCTGCATTACGTTCCTGCCTAGCTCATTGATGGTATGCATCAGAGGGATAGGCCCAGATGCTACACCCCCTGTACGCCCCAGAGGGCTACCGTCAGGCCTAAAGATGCTGTAGTCAATACCAATCCCGCCACCAGACATAAGAGCGTCAGAGGCTCTATTACAGAGCTTACCCCACTCCTCTCTTGTATCCTCCTCACCTTTAAGGAGATAGCAGTTGTTGTAGAATCTAGCCTGTCTTCCTGCGTAGTAAATGTACCTACCTCCTGCTAAGAACTTGAAGTCTGTATGATACTGTATCAAGTCTTCTTGGTGTTCTTTAGAGAACAATCCTGTAGTAACATCCATGACTACATCCTTGGACTTCTCAGCCCATGTCTGGTCAGGTGTAAGAGCGTACTTGTTCTTGAAGATCGTCTCTCCAAAGCTGTTCCTAAATTCATTCATTCTGTTACCTCTGTGTTTTGCTCTCCGTAGATATCAATAGGCAATGGGCCGTATATACACCAGCCTACTACTGCTGCCAGATAAACAGTAGCTAGTATTACATAAGCATAATCTCTCATTGTATACCTCCTTTTATGTCTTCAAAGCGGAGCTTAAACCCTGAGAGTATCGTATCGGAGATGTCCATAATGTCCCTAACGTCCTCAAAACCTCCAAGCTGTGCTTCTACACTACGTATCCAAATTGATTCAAGTTTCTCTTTTCTATAGAACTCTTCTTGTTCTTCACTCATACTAAATCCTCACATTTCTTTTCATAACTTGTTATAGCTAGTTGTTCGCACTCAAGAGCTTCCTCCTCTAGCATTGAGTGCCAGATGTTTGACTCCCTATCTGAAGTTAGGTAGACATCTGTTACCATAACCCCTCCGTCTACTTCGTATGTTATATACACCTCATCCCCTGATTCAAGGGTCTCGTGTATAGTAGTCATATTGTACTCCTTCTCTGACATAATATAGTCCATCAAACAATCCCCATGAATGAATTAAAATCTTCTCTGGTTGTGTAGTACATAATCACTTCCTCCATAGCTGCTTGTAGATCAGGGTCTTCATCTAATAGCCTGTAGTCCTCCATAAGAACACTAGCTACTATGCTGTCTACGTTATCTATCTCTATTTCTAGTCTCATACTATCCTCTCCATAACCATGTTATAAAACTTATCTTCCCATGTATCATCTTCTGGGTATAGTCTTTTAGATATGTCTCTTACTAAGTCTTTTATATCATCTAACTCCCTAAAGGCGAACTCGTTGTAACTAAGGGAATCTCCTATAGCTGAAGCTGTCTCTTGTGTTGATCTACTCATACTTATTCCTCAGGTAAGCCATTGATACGGGCATCTCATCGAAAGCACCGTCTTTCACTTCGTTAAGCATCCAGATACCAGCCCAAGACCCGTTAGTCTGTGCTGTAAGGTAGCTCTCGTCATGCTGGTAGAAGATACCAGAGAACAACCCTGTCATGCTTGTACCATCAGCCCTCTTAGCGAAGGCTATGTCACGGTCTTGTACATGCCCCATGACGCATGACATATGCTTCTTGTTAAGCATAAGCCTTGCAGAGCTTACAGGCCTACCCATAACCCCGGAAGTAAAGAAGTGAGAGAACGCTACTCCTTCTATTACCTCAACCTCTAGGAATGGTATCATCTCCCATCCATGACTCTCAAAGTTAAAGTGATGATATCCTATTACATCTGCAAGCTGTATGTTGTCATTCACAGCACGTTGTATGCGCTCTTCATGGTTTCCAATACAGAAAACTAAGCGAGGTGCCCAGACCTGCTTCTTGTTCTTGCGTTGACGTTGCTGCTCTTCTAGGATAGGCTGCATGAATAAATCTAATGCATCGTTACCTGCATTGATATCATCGAAGTACCGCCTACCCTCCATCTCTCCTTTCCCTCTATCGTAGCTAGACAGTGAAGGCATGTCATAGTGGTCTCCTATGTGAACTATAACATCTGGCTTGTGCCTAGCTGCGTACTTCCCTGCCCATGTCAGGTGGCCCATAGGTGTATCAGGGGCAACCTGTGTATCAGGTATTACCATTATCTTCATAGTTGTTCTACCTTGTTATTGCGTTTTATAGACTGTAACCGTGACTCTGTTACTACCCTGAACTCTGACTCATTATAATACCTGTACTCTATGTGTTTGTAAATAGCATCTAGTTTACGCTTGCTCCAGTAAGTTATGTCATCTACAGTGACTGTGTATATCACCCCTCTTCCTCCCATAAGATAACGTCAACTATAGTATCATTTTCTAAGCAATCACTGTAATACGCTGATGCCTCTTCACTTGTTTCAAAGGTGGAAGTTTGGTAGTCATACCCGTTATCAAACCTTACATAGTATTTCATTTAATAGGCTCCCATATGGTAAAACCATCCATCTTTACTTCCCTATGCGTACCTACTTCCCTTAGTTTATCTGTGAACTTCTTCATTTTAGCTGCACCCTCAACTGCTTCTTTCTGATCTTTTTGGCTTAACGATAAGAACTCTTCAGTAGTCATACCTTACTCCTCATCTTTGTTTTCGTTACGGGAGATTTCTTTCTGGTCTTCTTCGTAGTCTTTGAAGAGTTCGTTGATTTCTTTCTCGAACTCCGTTTCTTCGTCTTCCCATGCGTCGGATGGATCGGGTTCTTCTCGTAGTCTACTTCCCAGTACTTCAACAAGTTCATTAAAAATGTCTTCGGACAATCTCCTTTGCTCCTCCTCCCAGCCCACGATAGAATCCTCCCCTCTGCTCCGTTGCAAGAGCGGTGTAAGACTTGTCTCACCCTCCCTGTTTCGTGACAGTGATCTAAGGTATCCTGCCCAGTCTCTATCTTCAATGTGCATAACGGACACTCCCCGTTTTGTTTAGTTAGTTGAGCTTCTCTGTACTTCTTGATCTCTGATACCTTCATCCTTTGTCATACTCGACTCTTAGCTTATCTGTGTCAACAGCCCACATATCTAAATTACCAAAGCCATCGTATCCTCGTATCATCCACAGTAGCTGCCCTTGTTCATCCATGTACTCTACTAGGGCATGAAAGTCCATTTCTTCATCTTCAGCCCATAAACAGTAAGCCTCCATGACTATAGCTTCAGCGTCATCTATGTCAGTAGTCTTATCCATTAGCTTCTTTGCAGTACCTGCACCTACTCCTCTTAGGCAGACCTTAGACAATCCATAACGTGTTATAAGTTCATTGGTACCCCTTGGTAACCCTTGTATGTTATCTACTGTATCTCCGCATAACATCTGATACCAGAAGTGTCTCATAGCTTGAACAGCGTTTATGTACCGTACCTCCCTTGTACGTGGGTTGTAGTGCCATCCGGGTGTGTTGTTAAGGTCTTTGTCAGGCGATGAAAGTATGATAGTACCTTCCTCTCCATGCTCCTTGAAGTCCTCGTACAACAGCATAGAAACCTTGTCATCGACTTCCATACCATCTACCGTGACTGCACCCCATGTTCGTTGCATGTAGTCCCTGATCTCTTCGTAGTGCAAAGGTCGTGCAGCCGTTCTGTTTGCTTTATAGCCCTTAGTGATTGCAACCTCCTCCCTGAAGTTGCCTGTTCCACCAATGTAAAGCTCATACTCTTCTGTTCCGCAGTCAGATAGAACCTTCTCTAATCCCTTCTTTACCATCTGGCAAGCGTGAGATATAGGTTCATCCTTGCAGGCGAAACCAGCGGCATACACCAACTGGTCGCCGTCAATGACTACTTTAGAAAAGGTCGGCAAGGTCATCTGCTTCTGTTTCAGAGACTTCAGCTTTAGGAGTCTCAACAGTAACTGCTGTCTCTACACTTTTATGCGCTGCAACTACGGGAGCACCTAGCTTAGTCTTGAGTCCTTTCATCAGCTTGTAGATAGTCTCAGTCTCCTTAACGAACTGCTTGTAGTACTCGACACTGCCTGTTGGCATAGAGGGAGTGCTGTCAGAATCAATCTGGTACTGTTCCATTACACGCATTGCTAGGTTACTAGCATGACCTACCTCCACGCCTAGAGAAGAGTAACCACCTGAACCTCCAGCAGCCTTACCTGCTACTAACCCAGCAGAGCCACCACCTGACTTTAAGATCTTCATCTTGCCTAGATACTTCTTACCTCCGTCATCCCATGATATTGAATCCCCTATAGCAGGCTTAACAGGCCATTCAGCAGCGTACTCTGCCTTAGTACCGTACCATGCCTCTTCTATAAGAACAGTAAACTTATCGTACTTATAAGAGATTGCTTCGATTGTTCCAGTATGAGTAGCCATATTCTATTTCCTTTGGTTAAGTTAAGTATTTCTTTTCTTTGTTCTATAGTAATATTATAACATCGTTATAGATTATTGTCAAGCCTTAGTGCACATCAGCCCATGAATCTCCTACGCTGTAATCAGCGGCTAGTGGTACGTTTAGTTTCATATATTCTCCTGCCTCTACTATACTCTTTACTCCTATACCTCCAACCCATTCTGAGTCTCCTAAGCTGCACTCCCATATTTCCTCATCGTGATACCGTATAAGCCCTATAGGTTCGTCCTCTCCATACGTGAATGACTTACCTATTCTGTGGTCAGCTATCACCATGCTGTACTTCATAAGTATAGCTCCTGCTGATTGGAACAATGCGTTAACTAAAGAGTGTTCAGATCTACACCATATCTTTCTCCCGTCTAGTGCTGTTATGTAAGTCTTGTTATTCAATAGCCATTCCGTCTTAAGGGAATCTTTTAGTTTAGACAGTGCAGGGTTAGTCTCCCAGAACTTATCGTATATAACCTCTGCTTCTGCTTTGCTGCACCCTAGTGTCTTAGACAGTGTACCTGCCTGAGCACCATAGGTTATAGCATACTTGAACGTCTTAGCTAGGTCTCTTGTAGCTAGACCTAGTGCCTTCTGGTTCCTAGTGTGTACGTCCCCTTCGATTAACTGAGCAGCGTACTCAGGGTCATAAGGGTGTACGTAGTGAGCCTCTACACGTGCTTCTAATGCACTAGCGTCCCAGCCCACCCATACCTTACCTTCTCTAGCCCTGAAGCAACTGCGTATCTCCTTTCCTAGTGGTGAACTAGCCCTTGGGACATTAGCTATTATCTTGTGAGTCCATCTACAAGTGTTAGCACCCATGCTATCAGCGTCTGATGGTATACTTGAGGTAGGGGAAGCCTCTGCTCTAGGTATCCACCCTGTACCTTTATCAGACCATAATACGTTCTTACGGCTACGTAGCATTAGCCACTCAGATATTAGCTTAACGTAGGTAACTCCTATCCTATCAAGGTCAGAGCATGGATCTTTGCTAATCTTATTAGTCAACCTTGCTGATGTTCTTACCTTCTTACCGTCTTTGAACTTAGTGTTCCACTCTGTAGGTTTCCAGCCTAGTGACAACAGGTGATCTTTTATCCCAGCTTGGTTAGATAGTATTAGTTGTTTGTCTGTAACTAACGGTACAAGTAATGGTAATGTTTGTATATCCCCTCCTCCTTCCCTTGAGGCTAGGTATTTGTCACCTGCCTTGAACACCTCATAGCTGTACTTCTTGCAGTAGTTAATTATATGAAGTGAAGGTTCTCCGTTCATCTTGAATTGAACCCTAGGCGGCTGGTGCAACTCAGACTTTAACAAGTCCACTCTAGGTAGTTCTACCTCCATAGTCTCTTCTATGCTTGCCATAGTCTTAGTTATAAGCTTGTATGTACCTGTAGCTCTTTTTGTATCAAAGAATACCTCGTGGGTTACTTGCTTGTCTACTAGCATGGCTACCTTCTGTTCAAGCAGTAACGCTTGCTTCCAATGCTTTCTGTCACTCCTGTACAACTCAGACTTAAGCATAGTTTCAACTACGAACCATGTAACCTTAAGGTCTTGAGAACAGTACTCTGCAAGCTCGTCAAATGCTACATCATCAAAGTCTACCTCTGACTTGTGATAAGCAGGGTCTTCTGTCATTGACTTAGCTACGTTCTTGAGCGAGTGACCACACGTAGCACCGTGATACATCAGCTTATGCAACAGCATCCCGTCTAGGTGGTTGTACTCTGAGAGGTCTACACCCCATATCTTCTTGAGCAAAGGTATATCGAACCTCTGTCCATTCCAAGTTACTAGCGTTATCTCATCCTCAAGGCTCTCTAGGTAATGAGTAAGGCTAGCTGCCGTTAGGTATACTCCCGAGATACCAGAAGATACTACGCTTACACCTGCCATGTCTATTCGTGTATGCGCCATGTCTGTTTCTATGTCGAGCACTACGTATAACATGTTATGCACTCCTTACATGTGACTTCATACGACCTGTGGAGGGGTTGTATATAAGGTTATCAGCTAACCCTGTAAACCCCCATGTTCTGTTCTTTAGAACTCTTACTTGTAACTCGTTAGGGTCATCACCTTGCTGGTCTCTTTCAAGGCCTACTACTGCCCATGACAACTGCTCTAGTGCTGCACTCCCTCTGAGGTCAGTAAGCTCTACCTCACCGCCTTTAGCAAAGCTCTTATCTCCACTACTACGCTTGAGGTGAACGATCTGTATAAGCCCTACACCTGTCTCTACTACCATTGTTGCTAGGGCAGTCATCAAGGTGTCGATATCCTTTCGTTCGTTGTTAGATGCGCTAGCAGATATCACCATGCTTAGGTGGTCTAGTATGATGAAGTCCACTGCTTTACTCTTTGCGTAGTAATACATCTTAGCCATCAAAGTATCAGCAGTCAACCCTCCGAAGTGTTTATAGAAGTAAGTATCACCATTGGCTACCATCTTATCATAGTGAGGCTTGCAGTCTTCTGCACTAGGTGGGTCGAACCTGAACTTAGCCAGAGGTATATCCATATCCAGTGCTATCAGTGCTTGGGCTGCTACTTCCATCTGATCTTCTAAGGCTACGTTAGCTACTGACAGTCCCTGTTCTATCAGCGACTTAGTTATCTCTCTTACTGCCGTGGTCTTTCCTATACCAGAGCCAGCAGCGAATGTAACAATCTCAGCCTTACGTAACCCATGTAGTTTATTGTTTAATCCTTTGAATGGTATATCGTAGCCTTCAGGCAAAGGTGATAGTAGCTCCTCTAATAGTATGTCCATTCCATTGATTACACCATCAGGCTCATACATCTCGGCTGACTTGATAGCCCTTCTGTAGTCGTCACCCTTCTTTGAAGTCCAGTAGTCAGAGGCGTCCTTACCTACAGCCTTGTCAAGAGTCATTGAGTACACTGACGTAATACCTGACATCCAATCAGATATTAAACCTTGAGCTTTAACTCCCGGTACATCTGAGTCAAGGTTAATGTACACTCTCTTGTACTTACTGAAGAACTTACCTTCCTCCTCTATTACCTTAGAAAAGCTAGCACCGTTAGGTATAGACACTACATCCATCTTTACAGCAGGTGCCTTGTTAAGGATAGCCCTAGCAGCTAGACAATCCTCCTCTCCCTCTACTACCAACAGGTGTCGGTTAGTAACCTCACAAAGGTGCTTACCCCACATCTCTTGAGGTGGTTTACCTACGTTAGGCCTGAAGTCTTTAGGCATACGTCTAACCTTGTACCCTATAATCTCGGAACTGTCCATGTGAGGGTAGAATACCTCATGTATCTCTCCTGTCTCTTCGTTTATGCTATGTCTTACACCTGCCTCCTCTGCCTGAGTCGCTGTGTTACGGAACGGGGTAGTACCTAGTGGTAGTGCTAATACATCTTCTAGTTTCATGCTGCTTACCTTATAACTTGTTATAGGTTTAGGAGATCCAGACAGCTCCTCCTTCGTTATAGATCCGTGACCTGCATGACAGAACCCGTTACCTTCTGGGAACAAAGCCATGTTGTCACCCTTGGTATCTCTACCGTCTATCCTGCACTTAGGGCATGCTGTTTTCATGTCTCCTCCTTAATATCATGTTCACTCATCAAAGTCTTCCTCATCATGTGTGATAGGATGGACATTCTCTGGAAGATGCTCTGTTACCTCTGCATAGATAGCTACATCGTCTAACATCTCGTACACCTCAAGGTACGGCTGTTGTCCTAAGTAGGCTGTGATTGCTAATAGTACGTCAAGCGGTATTGTTGCTGTGTCTACTGGTGTCATGTCTTCTCTCCATACTTCTCTAAGAATTCTAGCATCTCTATACCTGTTAAGTATATAACCTCATCTCCCTTATCTACCATTAGTACATCCTCCTTGAGTACAGGGTCATAAGATACTTCCCATTCATAGTGCATTCATGTCACCCTTGTCGGCTATAAAGCCTTGTATGAATTCTTCATCATCGAAGAAGTCTATGTTGTCTTCACTCTTGAGTATGCAAACCTTACACATACTTTCAAAGTCATCCTTTATCTGTAGTGGGTAGAACTTACTGTTGCAAGCTGTACACCTAGCATATGATTTGTTCATGTTCATGTTCCTCTAAGTAATCTTAAGTAACACTAAGTAATATAGGGGGGGCAGTAGCTAAATCAAACCCTGTACTAATATTATAACTCCAACCCCCATTCTTGTCAAGTCTTTTCTTCATTTATTTCTATAACACCGTTATAAACCATTGGGTAACTCGATGCCAGTAACTGACCTGTAGGTTTCACGGATATCCTGTACCTCGGACTCAACTACCCGTGACAGATAGTTAATGTGAAAGGCGTTAGCCATAGTCATACCTGCATTCACTAGCTTGCAGATAGTCATAAGGTTTCTAGGTGAGAAGTCAGTACTGATAGTGGAATCCTTAACCCCAGTGTGTAGCAGCTTTGATACCAGTGCTAGCTGACCTACCTCAGTACTTGTAAGCCTAGTGTTATGTCGCTGAATGAAGTCCTTCTCTAAGTCCTCAGAGAGGTAGTCCATATCAAGCATGACATCGAAGCGGTTAAGGAACCGAGAGTCCTGTACATTGGAGGATATATACCTATCCATACCATCACCGTTACCCTTGGTGTTATCAGCAGCAATAACAGACCACCCCTTACAAGGCTCCAGAGGCTTCATACCGCCCGTCTTCATCTCAGGTAGCAGGAGGTGTCTTCTGTCCAG